CAGATAAAAAGGCAAGCAAGCAACTGGCAGTAAGAAAAAAAGCCCTTAAAACGCTTGGCACACACAAGAAAGAATTACAGGTGATTTTTAACAAATTTATTAGATTACGTGACGATGCCGAACCTTGCATAAGTTGCCAGCGATTCCACACAGGCCAATACCATGCCGGGCATTACGTAACAGTCGGATCAAGGCCTAATTTACGCTATGACGAGAACAACGTACACAAGCAATGTAGCGCCTGTAATAACCACCTTAGCGGCAACCTAATCGAATACAGAATAAACCTAATTAACAAGCTAGGGCTTGATGAAGTAGAGCGACTAGAGTCTGACCATGAGCCTAAGAATTACAAGATTTCAGACATTGAAGAAATGAAAGTAACGTATCGGTGCTTATGCCGAGTATTAATAAAGGAGTTAGCGGCATGAGTTTAATAAAAGATAAGGTAATAATAAAGAGTTTGGTTGATTTTGGATCTGTAAAAACTGGTGAAATTCACAATGCATTTAAAGACTCAGATACTGAGGGCGTTTGGGTTGGTCCTAATTACCTATCACGGTGCGAATTTGATTATTGGAAGTATACACCTGAAAAAATCGAAAAAAACGACCCTGTAAACAACCCTAAGCACTACACAAATCATCCCAGCGTTATCGAATGTATACAGGTGTCCGAACACATGGGATTTAATCTTGGTAATGCCCTCAAATACATCTGGCGCTGCAGTAGGATCATTACTCATAGGAATATCACAGTTTTACATATTTTCTGTTATCGGTGGCTTGTCAGCTAGTGATATTGGCAGTTCAAGTTTTATTGCGTTTGTGATTGCCGGACCAATTGCCATTGTCGTTTCCATTAAGACGCACCCATTTATCGTTAAATTATTTAAGGCCAAGAAATGATAATCGGATTAACAGGAAAGGCGAGAAGCGGAAAAGATACAGTGGCCCTCTATTTATCAAAGCAACATAACTTTAATCACTATTGGTTTAGTAAGCCAATGAAAGACGCCTGTAAAGTAATATTCGGATGGGATGACCGGCAATTATACGGTGCTCTAAAAGAAGTTATTGATCCTGTTTATAAGGTATCGCCAAGAGTGGCCCTGCAGACGTTAGGAACTGAGTGGGGGCGTAACTGCATTAGTAGTGATTTATGGTTAAACAGAGCTAAAGCGGAAATACTAAAGCATGAAAATATAACGATTAGTGATTGCCGTTTTGATAATGAAGCGCAGATGATCCTTGGTATGGGTGGTTACATCATTGAAGTTATAAGGCCTGACACCAAAGAAGTCGCAGCTCATAGCTCAGAGGAAGGCATAACCCCTGGTTTAATCAACTTCACTATTGATAATAAAGGCACGCTGAGTGACCTGTACAAGTTAGTTGATTATCTGCTGATCAATAAAGAAGCGGAGTATTAATATTGGCCCTCCCTATTACCGCCAAGATAGTTAAGTTTATTAAAAACGATAGGGGTATAACCTACCGTGACTTTGATTTTTTAGGGTATGGAAAGAACACTATAAACAATTGGGCGATGGGCCATTCAGTTCCAGACTGGCCTAAGTTTATGGAATTTCTTAATGCAATGGGCGAGAACAACGTTTACGAACTACTAGAAGAAATCGACAAGGCGCAATCTAATGAAGCTAATACAGGTTAAGGAAGAACTATTAAACTGGGGCCGGTTTTGGGTATTGAAAGAAACGGGCGCGGGCTTTGCGTCTGTGTCGATAACTCATCAATGCTGCGAGATAATGCGAACTCAAGTGCAAAGTTCAGGCACTTCACACCAAGTAGCGCACTTAGCAGACTCAATACACGTACCTGACGCGGTACAAGCTATTGATTCAACATCGATAGAACTCAGTGACGCGCAGAGGAAATGGATAAGAACTAAATACATTAAGTCATATCACCCGGATTACTCTATACATAAACGTAACGTAGGAACAATAGATAATCTGTACACTCATAGCGCAGAACTCAAGTTATCTGGTTTATTGTGATATTTATGCAATTTATATCAGTAAAACCCTATATGTTGGGTTTGTACTAACGATAAATAGGGGTATATTATTCTAGTATGCACGAAATTATATATAGCCAAAAATAGTCATTTGTTCCCCTTTAGCCTCGCAACTCGCGGGGCTTTTTTATGCCCGAAGGAAAATCATGCAATACGATAATCTCATTGAGCAGTTGAAAAGCGATGAAGGTTTACGCTTGCGTGTCTATAAGTGCACATCTAATAAAAACACAATTGGATTTGGTCGCAACCTGGACGATAACGGCATATCTAAAGATGAAGCAGAAATGCTACTCATTAATGATCTGCATCGTGTAGAAGAAGCACTTGATCGGCATGGGTTACTGTCTAGCGAACATAATTCAGCCAGAAAAGCGGTTCTTTACAATATGGCATATCAATTAGGTATTAATGGGTTGTTGGGCTTTCCTAAGATGTTGCTAGCTTACCGCAGCGGCGATTACCGCACGACGGCAGAAGAAATGCTTGATTCACTATGGGCCAGTAAAAAGCAAACCCCACAAAGAGCTAAGCGTTTATCAGATCAAATGCTAACAGGAGAATGGCAATAATGATTAAAGCACTTAAAACGCTATTTTCCAGCGGCGAACTAATGGACAACGTTTCAAATGGCTTGGATAAGGCCATTCTTACACCACAAGAAAGACTTGAAAACTTCAATAGACTGTTGGCTTTGTATGAGCCTTTCAAAATTGCTCAGCGTTATTTAGCTATGATCTTTTGTATTCCTTATGCGGTTGCTTGGATGATTATTATATTATGCGCGGTAATTACCTTTGCAGCAGGTTTCATCTGGCCCAATACAGCGCCAATGTGGGAAAACATCGGCAAGATGGTTGAACTGTTGAAGGGTGATATAGGAACTATCGTTCTTACTATTGTTATATTCTATTTTGGTGGTGGTGCCTTAGAGGGTGTCGTTGGTAAATTTAAGAGTATGGGTAAATGATAGACGATAATTCAAAAGCAATTATTGATGCTATTAACTCAGGTAACACCGCTAATGCTAAAAGAATGGATAAACAACAGGGCACATTAGAAGCGCAGCAAGTTTCTATTAACAAACTCGCCAATAGCATCCATGAGTTAGCAATGACAGCTAACTTTCTACGCAAAGATATCGACGCAAACGAACAGCGCTCAGATAAAGAAATAGCGTATCTAAAAAAAACTCACGAAAAAGAAAACAATATTATCCACGCAAGAATAGACCGCAATCATGCTTCTACTGAAAAAAAGTTAGACAATATCAACGATGAACTAAAAGACATTGTTAAGATCATATCATCGGCAAACACAACCAGCGCGGTATCAAATGCAAAGGTAGTGAGTATGTGGACAGTTTCACAAAAAGCGGTGTCATTAGTAATCGGGTTAGTCATCATTGGTGGTTTAGCTGCGTATGGATCATTAAAGTAATGCCACTCACTATTAAGCAAGAAAACTTTTGCCAGGCTTACATGACTGAAGGCGATGCGAGTAAAGCATATCGAATAGCCTACAAGACAGACAAAATGAAGTCTACAACCATAAACCGCAATGCTAAAGCCATGGTTGACGACAGCAAGATTGCAGCACGGGTTAACGAACTCAAGCTTAAACGTTTGGAAAGAACAGAGATTGACGCTGATTATGTCTTAAAGCGCCTGGTTGAAATAGACCAGATGGACGTTATGGACATTCTTTATGAAACGGGCGATATGCTGCCAATTAGTCAGTGGCCTAAGTGCTGGCGAACAACATTAAGCGGGCTGGATATTCAAGAGTTATTACATGGTGACGAGCACGCAATCATTAAAAAAATTAAATGGCCTGATAAAGTCAAGAACCTAGAGCTATTAGGAAAGCACGTCACAGTCCAGGCATTTAAAGAGAAGATCGAACTTGAAGGTAAAATCGATATGATTGGCCCTTTGGTTGCAGCAAGAAAGCGCTTAGAAAAACGATAGATGCAAGACGTTGAAGTGCAGCTCGTAGAAGATATTGCAGAATTTTACGCTGATCCGCTTGGGTATGTGCTTTACGCTTTCCCTTGGGGTGAAGCGGGAACGTCACTAGAAGACTCGACCGGCCCTGATGAATGGCAGTGCAAGCAATTAGATTCAATTGGCCAGGCATTTAGAGATAACCCGGATGCTAATATTCAGCAAGCGATTGCTTCCGGTCACGGTATCGGTAAATCAGCTGAAACCAGTTGGATCATTCTATGGGCCATGAGCACAAGACCACATTTAGCCGGTTGGATAACAGCAAACACACAATCTCAGCTTAAATCAAAAACATGGCGCGAATTATCAGTTTGGCATAAGCGCGCTATTAACGCCTGTTGGTTCGAATGGACAGCAACGCGGTTTCAGCATATTGAACACAAGACAACATGGGGATTAGACGCAATACCATGGAGTGAACACAACTCTGAGGCATTCGCGGGGCTTCATGCTGAGCATGTCCTTATGATAATGGATGAAGCTAGTGCTATTGCAGATGTAATTTGGGAAGTTGCAGAGGGCGCAATGACAACGCCCCGTGCAATGTGGTTTTGTTTTGGAAACCCAACGAGAAACACTGGGCGCTTTAGAGAATGCTTTAGAAAGTACAAGCATCGATGGTCTGGTAAAAAAATAGACTCTCGCACTTGTAAGATGACAAACAAAGCAAAGTTATCTGAATGGAAGGATGACCACGGCGAAGACTCTGACTTCTTCAGGGTCCGCGTTAAAGGTGAGTTTCCTAATTCAGATGTAAATCAACTTATTAACTCGTCAAAGATTGAAGCTGCGTCCAAGTATAAAACATTGGGCTCCGGTAAATTAAAGATAGGGGTTGACCCGGCGCGCTTCGGAGACGATGAAAGTGCCATTATTCGCAGGCGTAACCGTGCTGCTTATAAAATCACGACTTATCGCAAAATAAACTTAATGGAATTGACGGGCCACATTGTCGTCATTATCAAAACAGAACGGCCTGACCAGGTAGCTATCGATATTGGTGGTTTAGGTGCAGGAGTCTATGACCGGCTTATTGAGCTTGGTTATAGCGACATTGTTGTTGCCGTTAATTTCGGTGGTACAGCGTCTAACCCGGTTAAGTATGTTAATAAGCGCTCTGAAATGTGGGCTGAAATGGGCGCCTGGTTAGAAGATGACGTCATGCCAGTGATGATCCCTGATGACGATATTTTAACCACTGACCTTGAAACGCCACTTTATTCATACGACTCAAACGGTCGCTTAGTGTTAGAGAAAAAAGCAGACATGAAGACGAGAATAGGCCGAAGCCCGGACAGAGCCGACGCACTAGCACTTACTTTTGCTGAGCCAATCAAAATCAACAAACCTAAAAATAACATTAACACGCATGTTGTCATTGATAACACGTCGGGGTACTGATGAACGATAACGATAACGAAATAGAGCAAAGCCAGCAGGACCAAGAGCAAAGCGAGCAAGAGCAGATTGACATAGCTGAGCGCTTACAGGTCTTTGGATCTAGGCTTCGAAAGTTAGCTGCTGAGCAATCTCAAAAGCGGTCAACTATTGAGGAACGCTGGTTAAGAGACTTACGCCAGTATCACGGCAAATACTCTGTAGAAGAAGAGAAGCGCATTGATACCGCTGAAGGTTCAACTGTTTTCGTTAACATTACGCGTAACAAATCAAACGGCGCTGAAGCACGCATAGGCGATATGCTTTTCCCTACTGATGATCGCAATTGGGCTATTGAACCAACGCCAGTCCCCTCATTAAAAAGCGCAAAAGAAAATCCTGAAACAGCGCAAGAAGCAATTAGCATAATGCGCAAGGCTGAGAAGGCAGCGGAGTTAATGCAGGATGAAATAGACGACCAGCTTACCGAATCTAAATACCAGTCAAAAGCACGCGACATGATCCATGACGCGGTTGTACTTGGCACGGGTATCATCAAAGGGCCGATCATTGTCGGCAAGATGAAGAAAAAGTGGGAAGAAGACGGGCAAGGCAATCAAGTCCTATCGATGGTTGAAGACTTACGCCCTGCGGTTGAATACGTTGATATATGGCGTTTCTTTCCTGATATGTCAACAACTAAGTTATCCGACTGTGAATTTTTCTTTGAGCAGCATCGCTGGACTAAAAAGCAGCTGCGTAACTTCGCTAGACTACCTAATGTATTGCAAGAACAAGTCCGTGGTGTCGTCAAGGCAGGCAAGAGTAAAGACATTGCACACAACAGAGAAAGTGATATTCGTGAAATAACCGGGATCAGTAACTACGCAAATGATAGCCGCTATGAAGTGTGGGAATATCACGGACCAATCAGCAAGCAAGAACTTATTGATGTAGTGACAAGCGATGAAGACCCGTCAATGGACCCTAAAGAAATTGACGAGTTGGACGACGAAGTTGAAGCAGTAGTGTTCTTCAGTGATACGCATGTCCTTAAAGTTGCTATTAATGCAATGGACACAGAAGAGAAGCCTTATTCTAGCCTTTGCTGGGAGCAAGACGACGGATCACCGTTTGGCTTTGGTGTTCCTTATCTTATGTCCTCTGCGCAAAAAGTCATTAATTCATCATGGCGAATGATGTTAGATAACGCCGGGCAATCAGTAACAGACCAAATTATCGTTAATGACGGCATTGTTGAGCCGGTTGACGGTAAGTGGACAATGGGACCTAAAAAGATATGGCGAATGACGGACGTTGCTAGATCAGTTAAAGAAGCATTCGCGGTATTTGAAACCCGTAACAATCAAACAGAATACGCAAATATTATTCAAATGGCTCGTCAATTCGCTGATGAAGAAACAAACATGCCGTTGATAGCTCAAGGCGAACAGTCGTCGCACGTTACAAAAACATCAAGTGGCATGGGGATGTTAATGAATAGCGCCAACATTGTCCTACGCCGGGCTGTTAAAAATTGGGATGACGATATAACCGATCCACTAATAGGCCGCTTCTATGACTGGAACATGCAATTTAGCGACAAGAAAGAAATTAAGGGCGACTACTGCATTGAAGCTCGCGGTTCCTCTGCCTTACTTGTGAGAGAGAAGCAGCAAGAAAATCTAATGTTGTTCGCTAATCTATCTGCATCAAACCCTGAATTAGCTATGCGCCGCGATTGGGAAGGCCTAGATCAAGAAATAGCAAAATCGTTAGAAGTTCCTTACAACAATATCACGCTATCTGATGAAGACATTCAAGAGCGCCAGGCAGCACAACAGCAACAACAGCCAGAGCAAGACCCAACTATTGCACTTAAACAACAAGAATTGCAGATTAAGCAGGCAGAAATGCAACAGTCGTTTGAGTTAAAGCAAGCAGAATTTCAGCAAAATGGCCAGTTCAAAGAACGTCAGATGCAAATGGAATACGATCTTAAAGTCGCTGAGTTGGCATTGAAAGAAAACCTCACTATGGCGCAAATGAAGACCAAGCTTGACGCTGATCTAATGCGAGATAAGACAATCAGAGATAAAGCCGCCGCTGAATTAAGCTACAAAAACACAGATATCAATCTGAAAGCTGAAAACTTAGCGCAAGGGCATGACACCTATGGTTGATATTAACAGTGAAACCTGGGCTTACATAGAAAGCATGCTCAAGGCAGATAAAGAAACAGCAATTCAAAACCTAATTAAAGACATTGATTCGGATAAACAGCGGGGCCGCGTCGAGCAAATAAATAAAATTCTTAACTTGAAAGACCCGAAAAAGATTATTCCGGTTGATCAAGACACCTACCGCTAAGCCGCTTAATTGCCGCTAAGGAAATACCCACCATGTCAGACCAAGTAGAGTTAAACGACGACCAAGACGATGATGACGCAGAATACGATGCGGCTTTTAATGAGTTCGCAGGCGGCAAGTCTGCGGTAGTAGCCGACGAAGACGAAGTCGAAGAAGTCGAAGAAGTTGAAGAAGTTGAAGAAGTAAAAGAAGTAAAAGAAGTAAAAGCTGAAGACGAAGAGCCACTAGCTAAAGCAAAGCGCGAGAATGACGAGTGGAAACACAAGTATAATAGTGACATTGGACGCATGAATGCTTATCAGCGTCAAATACAAGAACAAAAACAGCAGATAGAGACACTTCAAAAGCCTAAGCCTGTTGGCGACGCTAACCCGGACGGTTCTGGTATGTCCGCTGATGAATGGGAAGAGTTAAAGAAAGACTATCCTGATCTAGCAAAAGGTTTTGAGGCTCGACTAAAATCAGCTGATGCAATCTACGAGCAGCGATTGCAAGAAATTAACAACAAGATACAACCACTAGAGCGTCAGCAGCAGGAGTCTTACTTCTCTACGCAAACGCAACTGCTTAGTGCTGAGCATCCAGACTGGAAGGAAGTGGTTAGTAATCCCGAATATACAAGCTGGTTAAATTCACAACCAGACGAAGTGCAAGCCTTTATGGGTAGCACTGAAGCATCGAAAAATATTTATCTTTTAAATGCGTTTAAAGCCACAACTAAACCGGCCCCCGCGCAGGCAAATGATTTGCTACAGAAGCGACAAAAGCAACTGCAGCAAGCGCAAACGGTCGCAAACCGAGCTACATCAAACAACAGAGACATATCAAATGATGATTATGACTCTGCTTTTGACCACTACGCTAAGAAGAAAGATAGCCGCAAATAGCCGCAATACATCTTAACCGCTTAGCTTCAACCCGATACACCAAGTAACCAGACGAAAAATACACCATTAGCCGCGAAAGCCGCTTAATTATGGTGCTCGTTCCTCTGTGCGTTGGTTTTTGAAGGGTGTTCACTCACTTTTTTATTAAAACACATAGGATATCTAATCTAATGGCAATAACTAATTATTCCGGCCTAAGCCAACGTACTACCGCTTGGGCGGTTTCTGAAATGCTAGAGCACGCTAAGCCAATTGAAGTTTTAGCGCAGTATGGTATGACAAAACCCGTTCCAAAAAACATTTCTAAGATCATTAAGTTTCGTCGTGCCATTCCTTTGGCAATTGCGACTAACTTGGTTGAGGGTGTTCCACCTACTTCTAAAGCAATGCAGTACGAAGACGTCACTGTTGAGTTAAAGCAATTCGGTGATGTTATTTCAATTACTGATGTTGTTGCTGATTTGGCTGAAGATCCAGTCTTATCTGATGCAACGGAAGTGTTGGGCGAGCAAGCAGCAGAAACGAAAGAAGCGAAGCTATGGGGCATTATCCAGGCGGGTACTAACGTCGATTATGCAAACGGCACAGCGCGCACAGCGGTTAACTCCAAAATCACAACCACTTTACAACGTGCCGCAGTTCGTCACTTGAAAGCTGAGCGTGCAAAGAAAGTTACCGAGAAAGTAGCGTCGACTGTTCAGTATGGTACTGAGCAAATCGCACCAGCATTCTTGGCCTTTTGCCACTCTGATGTTGAGAGTGACATTCGTGACATGGTTGGTTTTGTACCGTGTGAAAAATACGGTTCGATGAAAGCCCTTCCTTATGAAATCGGTAAAGTAGAAGACGTTCGTTATATTGCGTCTGCAGCACTTAACCCGATTCTAGCGGCTGGTCCAACTACGTTGAATGGCATGAAGTCAGAAGACGGAACTAACGTAGATGTTTACCCGGTAGTGATTGTCGGTAAAAACGCTTACGGTCACATTGCCCTAGCAGGCAAAAGCGCCTTCACTCCAATGGTTACGCAGACAGGCCAAGCGTCTAAGTCTGATCCATTGGGACAAAAAGGCACAGTAGGTTACAAGACTTACTTTGAAGCAATGATCCTCAACGAAGCTTGGATCAAGCGCCTAGAAGTTGCTGTAACTGATCTTTAATTAAAAAAGGCGGCCTAGTGTCGCCTTTTTTTTAAACCTAAGAGTAGAAGCAATGAACTTAAACGACATGACCAAAGAGCAACTTTTTGAACAAGCTGATGTGTTAGAGCTTGATCTACCGAAAAAAACAACAAACGAAGATCTTATTAAAGCAATTAATGCAGCGCTAGGTGAAACACCTAACGAAGCGAAAGTTGAAAGAAGTGACGATGTTGAAATCATGTTTTCAAATGACGCTAAAAACAAACAGCCGGTTTTCTTTGGCTTGAAAGGTAAATCGTATCGTTTTCCCCGTGGCAAATATGTTAGATGCCCCCGTATTTTATTACCGACTATTCGCTTAGCAGTTCGACGTATTCAAGACGAAGACGGCGAGTGGATGGAAGTAGACGCATACCCGTATCAAATTAAAGGCGAATAAATGAACTTCTTAGAGCTATGCCAGAAAGTTGCGTCCGAGTCGGGGATCACAACCACTGGCCCATCAACAGTAACGGGACAGGTTGGCATATTATCTAAGGTCATTTTGTGGGTAAAGCAAGCGGATATGGACGTTCAGCTTAAACGGGATGATTGGAATTTCTTATGGGGTACAACGCAAGGTGAACTTGTGATTGACCAGCGGGAATACTTTTCATCCGATTTTGGCGCTGATGACATTAATGTGATTAACCTTGCATTGATAAACGGCGAAGAGGTTGGCGTATTAACATGGAGTGATTACGTTGATCTTTATAAAAAGACCGGGCTCCATCTAACCAAATCAATTAAGCCTACTGCAATAACCCGCGCACCCAATGGCAAGTTTCATGTTTTCCCGGTGCCAACAACAGCATGCTTTATTGAGATTGATTATTATGCTGACCCTCAATACATGGTTAATGATTTAGACGTCTCAGCAATCAGCGCTAAACACCATGAAATTATTGTGCAAAAGGCGTTAATGAGCTATTCCGAGAATGAAGAAGATGACAACCGATATAATACTGCTCGAGCAAATTACCTCAACTGGCTAAATGTAATGGGCGGCGATGCTAAGCCTAAGTTGAAGTTTCAATGAGTCGAAATATACAAACGGTTCCTATCATCTTCAAAGGTGGATTAAATTTATCCTCTTCGGTACTGGAAATGCAACCAGGTGAAGCGGTACAGCTATTTAATTATGAAGTTAACCCATTAGGTAGATATCAGCGCGTGATGGGCTATGAACGCTTTGACGGTCGCCCTGCACCTAGTCAAGTAAAGGCAGTTGAGCTCGACGGATATCCATTTTCTAATGATGATGTGTTAGCCGAGCAAATAACTAGTGAGCGAGACACAAGAAGGGCGATTATAAAGCCCGTGCAAGGATCAGGACCCATTCGCGGTGTAGCACAATACAATGGCAGCGTTTACGCGTTTAGAGACGATGACAACGGCAAATATTGCGTCATGTGGAAGTCTGGCGTTAATGGATGGGAACGTGTTATTACGCCTGCTCTTGTTGGTGGTGGCAAGTATGAATTTAGTGTCGCTAACTTTGGCGCCTCAAGTTCGTCAATTAAACTGTATGGCGTCGATGGAAAGAATGATTTATTCGAATTTGATGGTCGGCGCTTTCTTCAAATACGCGGTCCAATACAAGGCAAGAAGCCAACTCACTTAGAAGTATTATCCTCTCAAGTTATGATTAATTCATACCAGGGCGGCACCTTTGTCTTTTCTGCGGTAGGCGACCCTACTGACTTTGTGAATGGCGGTGAAATTGGCGCGGGTGATGAAATAACCGGGTTAGACCTTCAAGCTAACAATTCTATGGCGGTATTTTGTCGCAACAGAACCTATATTTTATATGGTACGTCCAAAGCTGATTTTCAGTTACAAGATTTATCAAAGACAACCGGCGCGGTCGAAGGATCTATTCAGACCATTGGCGATAGCGTTTACTTAGATGACAGAGGAATGACGCGTCTTAATCGCGTGCAAGAATTTGGTAACTTTAATACAGCTACCATGTCACAAAAAATAGAACCTTTAATAGCAAAGTATGCGAGAAGAGTAACAGCCTCGTTTGCCATTAAAGAAAAAAACCAGTATCGCGTGTGCTTTGATGACGGCGTGGGTATTATCTGTACCTTTTTTGGCACCGAAGTATCAGGCTTTAGCACGTTTGATTTAAAGAAAGTTGTTCGCTGCACGTTTACTGGTGAAGATGATGACGGCAGAGAAGTTGTGCTATTTGGCTCTGATGACGGTTATATATATCAAATGCAACGCGGTTTTAGCTTTGATGGTGAGGTTATTCAACACGTTGTTCGTCCTGCCTTTGCTAACCTGGGCTCTCCTGAGTATAAGAAGCGCTGGCGTAAAGTGGTGGTTGAAGTTAACACTGCAGCAACAGCAAGAATACTGTGCACGCCTGAGTTTGATTACTCTGACCCGTATATTCCATTTCATAGGCCAGGCGAGACAATCCCTGAAAGTATCGCACAAGAAATACAGCATGAGATATTAGCTAAAGGTGGTGGCGGTTATTGGGACCAGGGATCATGGGATGATACCCGGTGGGCTTCTGCATTAACCTATACGTCTGATATCTACATCGATGGTGTCTCAAGAAATATATCAGTTGTGTTCTCTGGTGAAGCGCAAGACGAGCCCCCTCACATTTTAAATAGCGTGATCCTGCATTTTTCACCTAGAGGACGCCGCCGCTAATGAATCGCTTTTTTAACTTTGTTGATCCTGTTTTACCTGGCGCCACAATACGATCAGATAAATACAATTCAGATATACAAAGCATTCAGACTGGATTTGATAAGGTTGCGAGCGAAACCAGCCGATCAGTTGTCCTGCCAACGACATTCCGTGGCAACAACCAAATGCCGTCAGTTACCGTGGAAGATACTTTTCTATATATCGACACGAAAGGTGACTTGACCTTATTTGACGCGCAAGGCATTCCCGCTGCAGCTGGTCATGCGGCTGAAGTTAAATATTATTATGAGCGCATTCTTGCTACCCCTGCGGTATCTGTCATTCAATTTGAAGACGATCTGGCTCAGTTAGGGCAAGACATAGTTGATCTGTCTACTGAGTTATCCGGGGATATTAGCGCGCAGCAAATCGCAATTGTAAACATACAAACGTTACTGAGTAATGGCGTAGGCTTAAACGCACAAGACATTAGCGCTGCTATTTCTAATTACAATACGACGCTGGTAAGTGAAACGGGCGCTATTGCCGTCCAGGTTAATGCACTTTCTTCATCGGTGAACAGCTCACTTGATACTATTAACGCGAGCATTACTGAAACCAACACGACAATTGCAACAGAATCACAAGCCAGGGCAACTGCAGATAACGCGATACTCGCCCGTATAACAAATGAAAAAACTGAAATTGACGCTTCAATTCAAACGGTGTCTACCGCAGTTGTCACAGAGTCAGAGGCCAGAGCATCACAAGTTGAAACAATTAATAGTCGGATCACAACAGAAAGATCTGAAGTTGACGCCTCAATCTCAACAACTAATCAAACAATAGCGGACGAAACTAGCGCCAGGGCCTCATCTGATAATACGATTAACGCTCGCATTACCACTGAGCGAAATGAAACAAACGCATCAATCAGTACCGTTGAAACTGCAATAGCAGACGAAACTAGCGCCAGGGCTTCATCAATTAATACCTTAGATGCAAGAGTAACCAGTGAAAATAATGCGACTAACGCA